GCGCGCAGCGGCACGGCAATCCTCAGGCGGCGTCACAAAAGACGGTCGCCAATCAAGCATCGGCCGAAGCCGGCCGCGCCGGCCGCGCCGGCCGCACCGGCGGCAATACCCGCGGGGAAAACGCTGTTCGAATTGACCAACGGCTCGTGCCGCTGGCCGCACGGCCAGCCCGGCACGAAAACATTTCACTTCTGCGGCGCGCCGGGCGCGGATTTGGAAGGCGGCCGGCCATATTGCGAGCGCCACGCGCGGCGCGCCTATGTCGGCCACCGCAAGACTCCGGCAGCGCCTGCCGGTGCGGCGGATCCGCCAATCACATCGCCCTCCATCGTGCCGTTCGGCGTGAAACGATTTGTCCTCAGCCAAGGAAGGAAGCGATCTTGAGCACCAAACCGGCCGGTGGCGGACGCAATCGCGGCGCGCCCGAACGCGCTGATGCAGCCGCGCCGCTCGCCGAGCGCGCCGCCGCCGCGGCGGACGCCGAGCTGCGTGGCGAACGCCTCAATATCCTCGGCGCCGTCGGGCGCTCCACGCTGTCGCCGCTGCGGCGGCCGCGCCGCGTGCCCGACCGCTGGTCGTTCTTTCACGTCATGGCGCGCATGGAGGAGGGTTTTCGCACGCTGTCGCGCCTGCCGCTGCCGACGCGCCCGCGCGGCTATATCAACTCCATGCCGGTCTATCTTTACGACCGCGCCGATCTCAATTCGCAGCTCGAAACCCACGAGCTCGAACGCATGGCGCGCCTGCGCAATCGCGTGCGCATCCCGCCGTCGCCGGCCGAAATCGCCAGAATGGAGGAGGCGCTGCGCTGGCCTGCGCTTTATCTCGCTGGAAGCGAGTTTCAGCACCTCGCGCGTGCGGTCAATCTCGGCGCGCTGTGGGCGGCGTTCGACGCCGATATCGACGCGCGCGTGAAGCGGCTCAAGATCACGCGCCGCGCCTTCCACGCCCGCAATCTCCACGGCTTGCGAATCATTGCCGGCGAGCTCGCGCGGCACCGGGTGCCGGTGCGGTGAACGCCGCGCACGCGCGCCTGGTCGCGGCGTTTCGCCAAGGTTTTGGCCTTGCCGCGATCGCGGTCATCGACGGGCCGGGTGGTGTTCGAGTCGCTGCGGCGGAGCCGGGCGCTGAAATCGTGTGCGCGCCTGCGGAAACCGTTCAATGCCGCTGGTGGTGCCCGCGGGGTCACGAAGCCGCGTCCATTGCGACGGCGGTCGCCGCCCGCCCGCACAGCCGCGAAACCTGCGATGGTGCGGCGCTGTCGGCCTGCCAGGCGGTCGTTCGCGCCGCCCGGCAGCGCAATGTCGATCTGCATTCCGATGAAGAAATCCTCGAACAGGCTACGGCCGTCATCGCCAGAATCGACGACGAGCTCGAACGCTTGCGCCAGTCCGGCGACCTGCGGCCGGTCAACAAGTCCTACCAATCGTATCGGAGCGACGCCGCCGTAAAAGGCGAGCGTATCGTGCCTTATGCGCAATGGATGCTCGGCTACCAGGAAGAGCTGGTGCGCAAGCTCGCCGCCACGCTGCGCTATCTCTGACATTCGTTGTTTGCGAATCTTTGCCAAAAAATTCGGAGAGGAGCGATGCGGCCGGCCGCGGCGGGCGGTTTTGCGCTTTTGTCGTCAAAAAATTTTTCGCCGCGTCTTCAATGCGATACGGGGCATTTTCAGAACGCGCTCCGATCCGCGCGCTTGACGCGCTCTGGTTTTTTGCGGCATTGCCTCGCGTGCGGGCGCGCCTTGCAGAACTGCGTGCGGCGCGCTTCGCAACTCTCCACCATCGTCCATCACAAGCAAACTCGCGAACGACGCGCGAGGCCGCCCGGGCGCGTGAAGCGCCTGGGCGGCCGCGCGCGCATTCGCGCGGGTTTCATCAGCGCATCGGAGGATGAACCGTGAGCGTCACCGGCAAGGTCAAGTTTTTCAACGACACCAAAGGCTACGGCTTTTTCACCCGCGACGACGGCTCGGGCGACGTGTTCGTGCACCGCACCGACCTGCCGGCGAATGCCGGCGCGCTGTTCGAGGGCCGGCCCGTCAGCTTCGAGATCGATCGCACCCACCGCGGGCTGCGCGCCATCAATATCGCGTTCGAGTGATCGCGGCGTCGGCGCGTTGCAAAGGGCAAGCCCCATGAAAGCTCCGCTGCCGCACAGCGAAAGCGCCGTACCGCGAACGCTGCACGCACAGCTCGAGATCGCCAAAGCCGTGCGCATGCTGATGGCGCCGGACGAGGCCGAGCCGCTGCGCCGGCGCCGCGCCGAGATCGCCGCCATACGCGGCGAGCTCGAGGCGATCAAACGCGACTTTCAAAAAGCCGGCGAAGAATGCCTGGCGCTGGCGAAGGCCGAGCTGCGCGCGGCGCTGGCGAAGAAATACAATCCCGACCAGCCGCGTGTGCCGGCCGGCAATCCGCATGGTGGGGAGTGGAGCTTATGGCGGGATCGCAGCGTTACCGGATCTGTCTGTTGACAGAATAAGCGATATGCTTGAACCGCGAACGCAATACGCTCAGGCCGAGACCAATACGCGCACGGACAAGACAGGCCGTAACAGCGCCAACACCGCCGCTCAGGACACGTCAATTCAGGGCAATCTTCCTAATGTGATCGTTACTCTCCTGACGGTACATGATTCGCGACGTCATAATATTTGGTCGTATACACTTCCTGACGATCATCCAAGGGCCCCGGTGGAATTTGTGGACAGTGACGGCATCCCGATCCACGACAATCAGGGTCAACCTATTTTTCGCCCCACCAGCATGCCGCCGGAAAGATATGTGCGGGCGGGATTGGCAAACCCATTTTCTGGGGCGGCGTTGAGCGAATTGATGAGCTCACAAAATCAGGTCGGGCCTTGGGACACTACGCCGGCTGTGGCGCGGGGAATCTTTTATTCGTTGCTGCTTCCGGTTTCCCCCGGTGGGTCCCTGGATGCTGAACGTTTCGACTTCAGCCGTGTTATCGATTACCGCCACTATCTGAACATCATGATCGGCGTTTACGGCGCGGCAGCGGGCTTGGATCAGAACGATGTCCTCTCAACCATAGACGATTATGCCGTAAATTTTTCCAGATTCGGTGCTAACGAGGATAAGGATGGAGTCTATACTCATTCGGCCAAGCAGGATGTTGACGACACAAAACGGGGATACGAATTGTATCAATCAGGGCGCATTCGGCTGCGACCATGAGATTCGACATGCAAGGTGTAAGTGAGGATCGAATTCTCTATTGGCCGACGATCCTGGCGGTGGCTGGGCCCGCGGTCGTTGTGCTCATTTGGTTTGCTATTGTCCTCGCCGATAGCCCAATCTCGTCGCTCTTCGGTTGGCTGCTACTGTTCTTGATCGCGGCGGCTTGGGCTTTTGCAGGCGTTGGCACCTTCGTCGTGGCTTGCCTGGAACTGTTTCTGCAGCGGGCTTGGCGTCGGGCCTTGTCCAGCCTGGTTTTGCCGCTGGCTGTCCTGGTCGCCGGCTTGAATTTCGAGAATATTTGGAACGCGCAAGACTCTGCCCATTTTTTCCTCCGGTATCCTTCTCTTCGCGCCGAAATAGATAAGATGCCGGCCGATAAGCCGCGGTTCGTGGTGTGGGGTTGGAGGACCACCAGGAACGCCGAAATTGGACTAGCTTACGATGAGAGCGATGAGATCGCGTCCGACCATCCATCCGAGACGTGGAAGCTAAGAGCCAACCGGGTCGGCGTGCTTGGCTCTGGCTATCGCCCGCTGTACGGACATTTTTATTTGATCATCTTTGATTTATCGGCCGGCAACGCGCACTCAGCCAAGCAGGATGTCGAAGACACGAAATTGGGCTACAGATTGTACGAGTCCGGGCGCATTCGGTTGAGACGATAGACGGTATCTGAGATGCAGAGCACACTTGATGGTCGCGTTCGAATTTGGACGTGGATCTTTGCGGTGCTTGGACCATTGTCCGTTTTTGGTGTCCGTATTCTTATCGATATTGTAGGCGATCGAATCATTGTCCTCTTCACCTGTGGCGCGATATTGCTCGTCGTCTTTGTCGCCTGGGCCGGCTTGACTTATCTCGATGCCCTGGCGCTTGCCGTCTCGGCCTACCAATGCGAGTGGCGCCGCTTCCCGTCGAAGCTGATCCTACCGCTGGTTATGGTCGCAACCGGAGTGAATCTCGGATGGGCTTTGCAGTCGGCTGCCGCGGCAGGCGATTATGTTCACCTCTTTGCCTTATATCCTCGGTACATGGCTGAGATATCGGACCTGCCGGAACCGCGTTTTAAGGCGTGGCAATGGCATTTCGCCGGGCCTTGCGGCAGCGGGATTGCCTACGATGAAAGCGACGCGATTGCGTCCAGGCACCGTTCGACGAGCGATGGGCTTGTGGGCGCGGTGGACGTGTACGGCAACTCCCGCGCATTCGGACATTTCTATTTCGCGACCTTTTGCTAGTAGCAGGCCGAGCGCAAAGCGCCGAGCCCAGCAGAGACGGACTTCGCCGTTTAGAACCAACAGACTGCAAGTTAGCTCTCTTGATCTTGGCTTAACCGCGTTGGCCAACGGCCGCTTGCATTCGGATACGGAATTCTGTCCATCCTTGGCTCAACAGTGAGCGCCGCTCTCTTTGGCGCAGGAGTGTGATTCACCGAACAACAGAACCAAAGAACGCGAATGGGAACCGAGCGCGAGCCGTCTCAAGACTCCCAATTCAAGCGCACTGCCAGGCAGCAGGAAGCGCAAGAGCTCCTGAAAGGGCGGCAGCGGCATACGCTGCTCGTCGGCGGCGCGCGGTCCGGCAAGACCACGCTCCTGGTCCATGAAATCGTCACCCGCGCGCTGCGCGCCGGCGCCTCGCGCCACGCCATCCTGCGGTTTCGCGCCAATGCGGTGCGGCCCTCGATCGCGCTCGATACCTTGCCGAAGGTGTTTCGTTTCTGGGACCCCGTCGTGCCGTTCAAGCATCACCGCACCGAGGGATATTTTTCGCTCGAAAACGACTCGGAAATCTGGATCGCCGGCCTCGACGACCAGGAGCGCGTCGAGAAGATACTTGGCAAGGAATACGCCACGATCTTTCTCAACGAGTGCTCGCAGATTCCCTACTCCTCGGTGCTGGTGGCGCTGACGCGGCTGGCGCAGGTCGCAGGCGATCTCCGCCAGGCCGCCTATTACGACTTGAACCCGACCAGCAAGGGCCATTGGACCAACGTGCTGTTCGGGGAGAAGCGCGATCCGATCTCGCAACTGCCGCTTGACGATCCGGACAACTACGAGCGGATGTTCCTCAATCCGCGCGACAACGCCGATAATCTATCGGCGGATTATCTCAAAAGCCTGGAACGGCTGCCCGAGCGGCAGCGCAAGCGTTTCTTCGAAGGCGTCTATATCGACAATCTCGACGGCGCGCTGTTCAGCTACGAGATGATCGCCCGCGCGCGCGTTGCCGATCTGCCCAAGGCCGACCGCCGCCGCGTCGTCGTCGCGGTCGATCCGTCGGGCGCCTCGAGCCGCGATGACGAGCGCGCCGACGAGATCGGCATCGTCGTTGCCGCGCGCGGCGCCGACGGCCATGCCTATGTGCTCGCCGACCGTTCGCTGCGCGATGCGCCAGCCGCGTGGGGCCGCGTCGCGGTGCAGGCTTTTCACGATTTCGACGCCGACCGCATCGTGGCGGAGGAAAATTTCGGCGGCGAGATGGTGCGCTTCGTCATCCGCGCCGCCGATCCCAATCTGCCGGTGCACATGATCTCGGCCTCGCGCGGCAAGGTATTGCGCGCCGAGCCGGTGTCGGCGCTGTACGAGCAGGGCGTCGTGCATCACGTCGGCCGCTTCGCCGTGCTCGAAGACCAGCTCTGCGCCTTCACCACCGCGGGCTATCGCAGCGAGGGCAGCCCGGATCACGCCGACGCGCTGGTCTTTGCCGTCACCGAGCTGATGCTCAAAGCCGACAACACCGCGATCATCGAATACTACCGCCTCAAAGTGGAGGGCGAGGCCCAGCCGGCTGCGGCAGCGGCAGCGCCCGAAGCGCCGCCGAAGATCCCCTTGCGCGTGCCGGAGAACATCTCCGGCGTTCACGGTCTGTCCAGTACATATTACATGGTCGACGCTGAGCGCGTGATCGCGGTGGAGCCGGGCGACGTCGAGCCCCTGGTCAAGGCCGGTTACGAGCAGTTGGCCGAAGAAACGACCGAAGCGGCCGCCCCGGTGGCGGGCTCGGTGAATCCATCGAACTTGCCGCCTTGAACAAGACCGGCGGCACCCGAAGACAGGCGAAGCGGACGAATCCCTACCGGCCCTACCGCCTGAGCGCCGTGCCGCGGACCCTGCACACGCAGCTCGAGATCGCCAAGGCGATCCGCACGCTCGCCGGGCCGGACGAGGACGAATTGCTGCGGCAGCGGCGCGCGGAGATCGCCGCGATCCGCCGCGACTTCGATGCGCTGGTGCGCGACGTTCGCAAGCTCGGCGAAGAACTGCCGGCGCTGGTGATGGCGGAGCTGCGATCGGAGCTGAGAAAATACAATCCTGACCAGCCGCGCGTGCCGGCAGGAAATTCAAAGGGCGGACAGTGGACAGCGGAGGGGCGTGGAGACGACACCGACGGGGAGAGCGATGGTAAACGACCCGGCGCGCTAACGGTCGAAGGGCAGGTCGAAAATGGAACACCAAGCGGCAAACAAACAAAAATAACGGTGGCTGCTCGCTCCAGCCAGGCGGCGTCCGATTGCGATGCTCAATATGCCGCAGATATAGTACTCTGTAGGATGCTTCGCACTCCACTGTGCTACGAGCAGGCTATGGAGCGCTAAGCTGCGTGCTTAGCTGGCAAACCCCTTCCGCCATTACGCTTCTGAGGTGAATCATGATTGTAGCGAGTCGATCAATGAGGCTCCGCCAAGGCGAGAATGATGTCGATGTTGCAGTGCGCATCTTGGCGCCACAACAGGACCAGAGCCATTGGTCGTGCGGCTATGAGATCGACTGGCCCGAAGGAGTGCGAAAAGGTACCGCGTGGGGTTTCGATTCGATGCAGGCGCTCCTGTTTGCGCTGGAAATGATCGGCGCGGAAATCTACACCAGCGACTACCACAAGTCGAAGTGCTTGATGTGGGGTGAACCGGGCCAGGGATATGGATTTCCGGTAACACAAAGTCTCAGAGATCTACTTGAGGGTGACGACGCCAAATATCTTTGAGCGCCCAAAGCGCGGGCGGTATGTTTGAGGCCGACGCGGCTCGTGAACGCGGTCCGAAGCGATACACGCGGATCGATGTTGCCAAAGCGGTCCGTGCGCTCGCCCGGCAAAACGAGAACGAACTGCTCCGTGACCGGTCCGCCGGTAAGAACGGACGGATTTAGTATCCACCCTTCGCATTGAATTTCAGACCTGCCGGTGCGCACGCAACACCGCATTGGCATGCGACGGCCCGCTTTGCGCGGGCTTGATCCACGCTAGCCTTCGCGCACCGCTGCAACGCCCGTGTGTTCCGTCTTCAGCTCCGGCGGAACGCATGTCCCTCCCGGACGGCGGGTTGGCGGGAAGATGGCGTGGGTCGCCGGGCCGGGATCTGCCGCAGCTATTTTGACGGCAGCATCCCGGCCCACTTTTTCCGCGCGCCGTCGGCCGCGACAACGATCAGACAGAAACAGGACCACGATGAGCGAACAGGTGCGCGGCGCCGGCCAGCCGACTTGGCCGCTGTCGCCGTATCAGATCCAGGTGTCCTACGGCCAAAGCCAAGGCACGTCCCAAGGCACGTCCCAAGGCACGTCGAGCCAAGGCGTGTCGAGCAACGGCATTGCGCGCGGCTCGGGCGCCGACTGGTTCGGCCCGCTCGACCCGATGCGGCCGATCGCGCCGCCGGACGTCGCCGGCAGGCGGTTCGATTTTCCGCCCGGCTATAACCTCGTCACCCGGCCGCGCGCCTACGAGAGCATCGGCTTTCAGGAGTTGCGCGGTTTCGCCGACGCCTACGACGTGCTTCGCCTGGTCATCGAGACGCGCAAGGACCAGATGGAGCGCCAGCGCTGGCGCATCCGGCCGCGCGATGCAAAATCCAAGCGCCGCCGCGCCGCGATCGATCCGCAGCTGACCGCGCGCATCGCCGGCATCGAGGCGTTTTTTCAAAAGCCCGACGGCATCACGCGCTGGAAGACCTGGCTGCGCGCGCTGCTCGAGGACATGTTCGTCATCGACGCGGCGACGCTGTATTGCCAGCGCACGCGCTCGGGCCAGCTCTGCGCGCTGGCGCAGCTCGACGGCTCAACCATCAAGCGCGTGATCGACGATTGGGGCCGCACGCCGCAGCCGTTCGATGCAGCCGACGGCACGATGATCTATCCGCCGGCCTATCAGCAGGTGCTCAAAGGCCTGCCCGCGGTCAATTACTCGGCGCGCGACATCGTCTATCGGCCGCGCAACGTGCGCGCCCACCGGGTCTATGGCTATTCGCCGGTGCAGCAGGTGCTGATGACCGTCAACATCGCGCTGCGCCGCCAGCTCTGGCAGCTCGATTATTTTACCGAAGGCTCGATCCCCGACGCGCTGATCGGCGTGCCGCAGGGCTGGACGCCGGACCAGATTAAGCAGTTCCAGGATTACTGGGACACCGAATTCGCCGGCGACCTGGCCAAGCGCCGGCGGGCAAAATTCGTGCCCGGCGAGACCGCCGCCAAAGTCGTCCAGACCAAGGAGCCGCAGCACAAGGACGATTTCGACGAGTGGCTTGCCCGCATCATCTGCTTCGCCTTCTCGGTGCCGCCGCAATGGGCCACCAAGGTGATGAACCGCGCCACCGCGGAGAATCATTCGGCCCAGGCCGAAGAAGAGGGTCTTGAGCCGACCAAAGAGTGGGTCAAGGATTTGATCGACGAGATCGTGGCGGAGGAATTCGCCTCGCCCGATCTCGAGCTGCATTGGCTCGAAGAGGACGAAGGCGACCCCGAGACGGTGCTCGAAGGCCGGCTGAAAGTCGGCGCGCTCACGCTCAACGAGATGCGTGACGCCCTCGGCCTCGACCCCTTCGACAACGCCGCCGCCGACCGCCCGATGGTGCTCACCGCTACGGGCTTTGTGCCGATCGAGGCCAATGCGGGCAGGGAGGGGCCGAACGTCTCCACGAACGATTCTCGTTCGGTAAGTGTGAATACTCAAAACGCGTTGCGCTCCGCAAAGGTAGTTCTCAGAAAAGACTATGATCCCGAGGAACCGCGTGTGCCGAAGCACAATCCCGGCGGTGGTCGGTGGACGAGGGACGGCACCGGCAACGTTACGGACCATGCTAACGGATCGGCCAGTAACAGGAACGACAGTTCCGCGGGCGGATCAGCAGATGACGCGAATCAATCCAATAAACCAATTCGCGTTGCGGCTGGTCTGCAGTGCGATGGTTTTCCAAGTGGTTGTCAAAGTGGTGGCAGTTACGGTTCTTCGGGAATGTACAACATCAGTGGCCGCGTGCTATGCATTGATTGCGCCATTAAATTCTTTGGACTTCAGGATGCATCGCAGAGCGAGAGAGCCCGTACTCTGGACCGCTTCCTAATCGGAAAGTAGCAAGGCCATGTTAGATCGCAAGGCGCTCATTGGTAATCTGGATGTCGGCGATATCTTTCATGCCGAATATCCGAACGGGGCAAGCTGTGTTTGCCGAGTTTTGTCAGTGAACGAAGCGACCATTCACGCAAGGCGTATGACGACACAGGAAAATCTCGAATTTGACCGACAAACCGGAATAGAAAGAGTTAATGATGGCCAAGCACAAGCTGTCATAAATTCGGTAGCCTCTCTTCCGCCTGAAATTCACAACGTATTCTTGGCGCTCGAACGAAAATACGGACAGATAGAGCCCAGAGACTGGGATGGCCCGGATATGGAGCGCTTCAAACTGACGGAAGCTGAGAAGAAGGCCTTGCTTTTTGTGGATCAGTATTATGCCTCAAATCCTCTGCCGCCACCCGTAAGGATTTCGGCCGAGCCGGGCGAATGAGTTGCGGGCTGCACTCAGGGCTGATTTCGGCGTCTATTCTATTGAGTTGAGCCGGCTCAGGTACTGATGACGGTCAAACATCGCGCTGCGCCGCCAGCTCTGGCAGCTCGATTATTTCACCGAAGGCTCGATCCCCGACGCGCTGATCGGCGTGCCGCAGGGCTGGACGCCGGACCAGATCAAACAGTTCCAGGATGCCCCCTCCCTAACCCTCCCCCGCTTGCGGGGGAGGGAAGGGTGGGGGCTTCGCCGGCGACCTGGCCAAGCGCCGCCGCGCCAAATTCGTGCCCGGCGAGACCGCGGCAAAGGTCGTGCAGACCAAAGAGCCGCAGCACAAGGACGATTTCGACGAGTGGCTCGCGCGCATCATCTGCTTCGCCTTTTCGGTGCCGCCGCAATGGGCCACCAAGGCGATGAACCGCGCCACCGCGGAGAATCAATCTGCCCAGGCCGAGGAAGAGGGTCTCGAGCCGACCAAGGAGTGGGTCAAGGATTTGATCGACGAGATCGTGGCGGAGGAATTTTCCTCGCCCGATCTCGAGCTGCATTGGCTCGACGAGGACGAAGGCGATCCCGAAACGGTGCTGGAAGGCCGGCTGAAAGTCGGCGCGCTCACGCTCAACGAGATGCGCGACGCCCTCGGCCTCGACCCCTTCGACAACGCCGCCGCCGACCGCCCGATGGTGCTCACCGCCACGGGCTTTG